ATTTGCAGAGCTTGAGCAAGCCCTGAAGCAGCTATCGCAATCAGCAGGCAAAGGCGTCTTGCGGCGCGCGCTGAAAAAGTCGGCGAAGCCAATGGCCGATCTGATGATTTCCAACGCACCTCGCGGGGATTCCTCCAGTGACGATCTCGCCGAGTCAATTGCGGTCAGCACAAAGCTGAGCAAGCGACAGGCGGGCAAGCATCGCAAGATGTTTCGCGATGATCGGGCATCGGTGGAAATGTTCGTCGGCCCCGGCCCAGATCCGGCGGCGTGGAACCAAGAATTTGGCAACATCAACCACGGCCCGCAGCCCTTTGTCAGACCCGCTTGGGATGCTGACAAAGGCGCACTGCTCAAGCGCTTGGCTGATGAAATGTGGTCCGAACTGTCGAAGAGCATAGCGCGGGCGGATCGCAAGGCCGCGCGAAAGGCGAAGGGATAAGCCATGGCGGAAATAAGCACGACACTAAAATTAAAAATCGTGGATTTGGAAGAGTTTAGGCGGATAGTTGGAGCCATAGGCGCTTGGGCCGAAGAAGTTTCGCGGCGCAGTGACCTCACTCCCGCAGAAACAGAACTTTTCGATGCCGCAGTTGATCTTAAAAAGGCTGCGAAGGGATAAGCTATGGCAAACATAACTCACAAACCAACATTGGGTCGATTGGACTTAAACCTTCGGACCAATGACGAAACGGGGCTGGAGCTTTATGTGATTATCGACGGCAAGGATTATGTCCTGAACGGCGTTTTTTCCCTGGACTTGCACAAAATTGAGATCGGCAGCGTTTTGACTGCGGATATTGCTGCCTATATTAGCAAGTTGGGATGAGCCATGGAAGAAGCATTTCGCGCCATCCTGCACGCAGCAAGCGGGGTGACTAACCTCGCGCCCACCTCGCGGATTAACTTTGGCGAACACCCACAAGGCAAGCCACTGCCCGGCATCGTCCTGACTGTCATTGGCGACAACGGCGGGCACACGCTCAAGGCCGCTGATGGCCTGTCTGTAGGGCGCGTGCAGGTTGATTGCTATGGTGACACATACTCCGGCGCTAAAGCGCTCTCGCGGGCCGCTTTAACGGCTCTTGACGCTTATCGCGGCGGCAGCTTTTCGAGCATTTTCCACGATGGATCGCGGGACTCACGCGAGGGTGGCAGCAACGAGGCGGATCGACCCTACCGCGTTTCACTAGACTTTATCACAAACTGGAGGCCATGACATGACCGTAACCGCAGCCGACATCGGCTATAATGCATCATTTGCCATCGGTGACGATGCAGACCCTATCGCTTACACACTGGTTGCGGAGGTCACGAATATCAGCCCTCCAGGGCGGACGCGCGGGACAATCGACGCCACTCACCTCAAAAGCCCAGATGAATACATGGAATTTATTGCAGGCATGGCCGAATCCGGCGAGGCCAGCATTACACTCAACTTTGTGCCAAACGCCACTGACGTTTTGGTAACAGCGTTTGAGGCCAAGTCTGGCAATTTCCAGATCCTGTTTCCAAGCGGCGTTAAACTGAATTTCGCGGGAATCGTGACTGGCTATGAATTTGGGGAACTGTCTACGGACAAGATGACCGCAACATTCACGGTTAAGGCTACCGGCAAAGCCGCACTGGCGGCGGCTGCATAATGGCAAATCGTTTTATGGGGGAAGCTACCGTTCAGGCGAACGGTAGCACCTACACCTTGCGCTGTGACTTCAACGCGATGTGTTCATTTGAGGATCAGACAGGTGAAGACGCGTTAGCCGTTTTTGCCCAGTTTGAGACTGGAAAGGTCAGCGTTAAGCATATGCGTGCCATGATGTGGGCGTTTATGCAAAAGCACCACCCCGAGGCTACGCTTGATATAGCGGGCGACCTTTTGAGCGAAAACGTGGATTCCCTGATGGAAGTCATCAAGGCATCCAGCCCGACAGCCGACGAGGCCGCAGCGTTGGGAAACGGACGGAAGCCGTCGAAGAAAAAGGCGGCTTAAATTACCTCGAAATGCTGCAATCCTATGTTGCGGCGGGGTTCGATCCTGCTGGCTTCTGGAGCCTAAGCCCGCGCCTCTATCTATCACACATGCGCGGCGCGGGAGATCGGCTTCAGCGCGAGCATCGGGACAGGGCGTGGCTGGCTTGGCACGTTGAGGCGCTGCATCGTCAGGACAAGCTGCCTGACGCTGAGAAATTCATCACAGGAAAAGCAGGCAGGCCAGCGCGGCAACCCCCGGAAGTCTTGCAGGCTATGGGGATGGCAATGGCGGCTGCATGGGGCGCAAAGGGGCTATAAATGGCGGCTGCAGTGATCGGCGCTTTGCGCGTAAACTTAGGGCTCGATAGTGCGAATTTTGAGCGCGGCGCGAAGCGCGTGCAGTCTCCCCTTGCGTCCATGCGCAAGCAGTTTCTTGCGGTGGCCGGTGTTGCCGCCGCTATGGGTGCGGCTTTATCTGCGGCTGCAATCAAGGGCGCGCAAGATATTGACCGGGCGGCAAAAGCGGCGCGGCGGCTGGATTCCTCCATCACTGGTTTTCGCGCTCTAGAATTGGCGGCTGATGAGGCGGGCGTAAGCCTGTCTGGCATGACCAACGACATCCAGACGATGAACCGCGAACTTGCCAGCATAGGCACAAGCGGAAATGGCGCGCGCGCGCTTGAGGCTTTGGGGTTGTCGATTGATGATCTCGAAGGCAAAGACGCTGACGAAAAGCTGGCAATCATCGCCGATCAGGTCAAATCGCTTGGCCTGTCGGCTGGTGAAACGACGGCAATTCTGCGCGACCTTGGCGTGCGCAATCGTGAAATGGCGTTGCTTGTTTTGGGCGGCGGTGACGCCATTCGCGCCGCGCGCGGTGATATAGAGTCTTATGGCCTAGCTATTTCTGACGTCGATGCTTCAAACATTGAAAAGGCCAATGACCGAATCGGGCGGCTTGGCCTAATTAGTCAGTATGCCGGGCAGCAGCTTGCCCTTGCGCTCGTGCCTGCGATGGGGCGCTTGGCTGAGGCTATGACCGAAAGCCTGCGCGAAGGCGGGCTTCTGCGCGCTGTGATCGACGGGCTGGCGGATAACATTGAACGGCTGGGCACGTATCTCGCGGTTGCTGTCACTGGCTTTGGTGTTCGTTATGTTGGCGCTTTGCTGTTGGCAAAGCTTGCGACTGCCAGTCTATCCGGCGCGCTGGTGTTTCTAAGGGGGGCGCTGATTCGCACAGGCATCGGAGCTTTGGTCGTCGGGGCTGGCGAGCTGGTTTTTCAGTTTTCCAAGCTGGTTACTGCAGCAGGCGGTTTTGGCAATGCGATGGGCTTGCTAAAAGATGTTGCAATTGAGGTTTGGGAGCGTATTGGGCTTGGCGTTGATTTTGTAGCGGAATCTATAAAAGCCATGTCGGCCAATGCGGCGGCGTGGTTTACCGGCGCTATTCGAAAAATGGCAGGCGTGCTTGTAAAGTTTACTTGGGTAGCTGCCGATGCCCTCAACAGCTTATTCGGAACTGAGCTTCAGGGCGCAAGTGCAATAATCACTCAAGAATTAGGGCTTGCTCAAAAGTCTGCAGAGGCTGTTGGCATTGCGGCTACCGCAGCGGCCAAGGCTGCGGCGGATGGCTTTGCTTCGCCTTTAGCATCAATCCAAGCGCTGCGTGATGCAATGAAAGAGGCGAAGGCCGAAACCGACGGCGGCGCAGCTGCCGCTGCCGCCTTGGCCGAAGCTCTGAAAGCCCTTGAAGATGGCGCGGGAGGTGGCGGGGCCGCCGGTGCCTTGGACGAGGTAAATTCTTCTCTCGACGATGTTTCCAGCGGCTTCGACACATTCAAATCGTCGGTTTCGTCCGCTTTTGCAGGACTAATCACCGGCGCATCGTCGTTCAAGGATGCACTTGGAAGCGTCCTCAAAAGCCTCGCCAACGTCTTTGCGCAAGCCGCCTCATCCGCGCTATTCGGCCCGAACTTGCTGGGCGGTATCATCCCCGGCTTTGCAAACGGCACCAATAACGCGCCGGGCGGCATGGCCTTGGTTGGAGAGCGCGGGCCTGAGTTGGTCAACCTGCCTCGCGGCGCTCAAGTTCGCACAGCGTCGGACACGTCCCGCATGATGGGCGGCGTCGGCGGCAATGCGACCATTACTATCGTTGCGCCCGAGGGGTTCAGCGCCCAGCAGCAAGGCGAGATCCAAGGTATCGCAGTGAACGTCACGAGCCAAGGCATTAGCAGCTATGACCGCACGACGCTGCCCGGCAGCGTGAACCGCATCAACAGTGACCCCCGGAGGCGCGGCTAATGGCATTGTCCTACCCCCTTTCATTGGCCGCGTTTCAGGACAGGGCCAAGATCACTGTCGCTGAATTTGTAATCAACAACCCTCGCCAAATCAGCCGCACCGCTGGCGGGTCGCAGCTATCGGCATCCCTTGG